TGGATAGCAACTGCCCCATCATAAATCGTGCCGGTGATCGTTCCGGCCATGACGGGGGTGTGTTCGAGGGCTGCGTAGGTATAAACAAACGGAGCGGCTCCACCGGGGCTTACTTGTCCGGTTTCGTTTTCGATGTACTGGCTGGAATACCAAATGTTTAAGTTGGCATCGCCAGAAGCACGCTGCATCAAGCTATTGGCGTCGTCGCCGGGGAATCCGCCGTTGTTATCGGCACCACGGACAGAGCCCTTGTTGGTGCTGTAACGGAAGCGGAGGTAATACACCAATCCGGTCGGACCTAGCAACGGTTGAACACTAACGATCTTGTTAGCGATCAACTGCGGGTAGATGCGGCGAACCAATGGAATACTGATTCGTTTGAATTGAGAAATGTCCGAGGTATCGGTCATTGTCTCGTTGATGAGTCTCTGATTTTCCAAAAGCACTGCCGCACATGAGCGTTCGTAGCGGTTATCAATGCCTTCCAGCAAACCAGTTTGAGACCAGCGGCCTTCGAGTTCCTTGGCCTCATTCAGGAATCTTGCATTAGCGTTCATAGTTTACTCCTTAATGAGTTTTATTGTTTGGTTTGTTAGTCAGCTTTACGCACACCCGCGAGGACTTGCATGGCCTTTAGTTCGGCGTCTGCGGTCTCGTTGATGGCATCCTCGGTCTGGACCTGTTCCTTAGCGGCTTCAACAATCACTTTGGTGGTCTTGGGATCGAGTACCTTCTCTCCACGCCCCTGTACATTCTTTGCTTTTTCGGTCTGTGCTTTCTTTGATTCGGTTAGGACATGGTCCTTACTCACTTTGACTTGTTCGTTTAGTGTGCGAACTGCGTCGTTGAGTTTGTTATTTTCGGTCGAGAGGCGAATATTGCGGGCTTCGAGAATCCGCTTTTGGCCTTCGATCTCGTCCAGCGTTTTGCGTGCTTCTTCGAGCTTGCTGCTGGTAGCTGATATGGCGTCATCATCGGTGATGTAATCGCTGACGATGTCGACGATCTTTGAGAGGGCGACTTTGTGTTCGGCCAGTCGGGGGTCGTTCACGATGTCGCGGCGGGCTTGCTGATAGATTTCCTGTCCTTTGACTTTGAGGAACTCGTCAACCTTGTCAACGATGTATTCCTTCATCTCGGATAGTTTCTTATCATATTCGCCGTACATTTCGACTTCGATGTTGTCGGCTTTGGATTTTTCTTGTTGGAGCATTTGGTATGCTTCTTCGTAGCCTTCTTCCATAGCTGCTTCGAATTCGGCCTTTTGGGTGTCGAGACGGTTGCGAAGATCAGTGATCATCGCGTAGGCTTCTTGGTAACCTGTCTCGGCGGTGCCTTCGGCTTCTTCAAGTTGTTGGGCTAGGTTGGCATAAGCCTCTTCTAGTTTCGCTGTCGCTTCGGTTTCGATTTCGCTTTTGGCATCTTCGAGAGCCTCATTGATAGCGGCAGAAATGGCTTCTACCTTGTCTTCTGGCAGAAGGGATTGTAGTGCCTCAAGTAGTCTTTGATTCATCTTAAAACCTCGCTTTTATTTCCTGAGTTTTGTTTTTGATAATGCCAGACAGGCAGGCTAATACCAACTTTTCATTAATCGTATGTATGCTGCTGGCTTCGGTTTTCGTGTGGTTTTCTTCAATACTTTCTTTCTTTATGGTATCAACGATCTCCTCTTGATAGGCTTGGTAAGTGCTGGGGTCCGCGACAGCATCAAAAGTAATGAGCTTGTACGATTCGCCAATTACTAAAATGCCTTCTTCGTTGACCTTGCCATTACCAACACCGCGAGAGGACATTCCAATCCGGCATCCTTGATTAATAAGAGCTTTGAGGATTGCACCGTTTGGGGTGTTGAGGATAATACCTTCGCCCATGAGCTTTTTGTTGTCCCACCAGAGTTTAGTGATTTTGTGGGAAGCGTTGGCGAAGTGAACTATGGAATCGGTTGGGTGGTCTAGTTCACCGAGTAGGCCACCGTTATCGATTGTTTCTTTTAATCGTTTGACGTTCTCGTCGAGGACGTCAAACTTGTATAGTCTCTTGTTTTTGTTCACTTGTTCAGCTGCTTGTAGTAAGCCTTTGAAGCGGACAGTTTTGTTCCCGAGACTATCGGTACCTTCGTGCAGGTCCATCTCGTTCAGCGACATGTAGCCGCCGTCGTACAACAGATAGTCGTCTGTGTAGAGGGTACCGGGTTTATTTAAGTGTTCGACTAATAGTCTCATGGGTACTCCTTTGGTTTACTTGTCGACTACGAGGTCTTGCTCTTTTCCACCGTTCATTTGGTAGGTCTGCGGTGTTACGGCAGCCGGAACGTATGGGTTTTGGAGGTTTGGCCAAGTGTCCTTGGATTGGAAACCAACGGTTGCATCGTCAGCCTTATCGGCTCCCTGTTCGCCTTTCATGGTGTAGTCACCGAAGGGCTTGGGAATGTAAGGGTTGGATAGCGAGGGCCATGTTTCATTACTGGAGACGTTGCCCCATGAATTAGCACGCATTTCACCCGCGAGTCCGTTGTGGTAGGACTTGCCGTCGCTGACTGGAGCTGGGTCTCCCCATTCGCCGCTTGCGTCTTTGGAGGGAGCGTAACCTTGACGAGCTTTCTCTGCCATTTCGGGAACGTCACCGTTTACAGTGTGGCGGGGAGTATTGGAGACTTTCCATTCGTGACCGGCGAGGTTAGTTTCTACGAAGATAGCCAAGAATTCTTGGGCTTCGCGGACTAGCTCGATGTCAGTTTGGATTTCGCCTTTGATTACGCCTGAGAGGTCGGACAGGTAACGGGCGGCTTCTACTCGCAGTTCATTGTTCCCGTTTTGACCGGCTAGGCTATGAATCTGACGGAATGCTTCGTAGAGGTCGACGTAAACGTCCATCTCTCGTTTAACATTCTCATCTAGAGTCATGAAAAACGGTGTGATTGCGTTTTGGAATGCTTCGAATTGGTCGCATTCTTGGCACAGTTCGACACCGGATAAGCTGACGAGTTTATTAACACGGTCTGTGTAGGCGTTGTGGGCAACTCGGAGGATGCCTTCGGCCATGAAATCACAGGTATTATCGTCGTAATTGCTGGCTCCAATGCTCTTGAGAGCTGTTTTGATTTGCTCTGCTAGTTCGGTCTGTGTGAGGTAGAGCAATTGCGGCCATTTGCTGACGACGTTTTCAAGGGTCTCTTGGAGGGCGTCATTGTCGGAAATAGCATTGTGTCGTTTGACTTCAGCCATTGCTTTGGCGAAAGCCATGCTTTCGGAGAGTCCTTTGGCTTTGCCTCGGAGGACTTTGAGTTCCGTATCAAGCATGTTTTTGTAGGTCAATTGGAGGATTTTGGCTTCGTTCCGTAATTTTTCTGTCGGAATGCTGAGTCCTACCACGTTGCCACGTTCGTCGCGTTGGGTGGTGGTGTATTTGAGGACTGGTGCCAAGTTTTGATAATTGAGGTATGCTCCGATGTTTTCTGCTAGAGCGTGCCATTCGTTGCACTTGTCACGGCCCATTTTTTTGATCATCATATTGCATTGTTTGCAGCTCTTTTTGGCTTCGGTGAGATTTTTCTTGCTCTTGGTGAAGACGCTTTCTCGCAGGATTCGTTTAGTACCTGGAAGGGTTACGTACTCATTGAAGAGTCCACCGGCTTTCTCAGGATTGTTTTCTAGAATTGCGTCAACCATTTTGCGGATGGTGTCTTTGCCAACTTTGATTTCTTCTTCTTCATTAAGAACGAGTTCTTCAATGTTATCGAAGGCGAGGGCATTATTTTTCACGGCGTAATTTACGTGAACAAACGTGCCATCAGTTGTTTCAAAAAGTGCGTCTTCCAGTCCATAGCAGTGGAGGTTTACGCCTTCAACGCCCAACGCTGAGGCAAGGATGGTTTGTGCTTCCGTCAACTCTTTCTGGGCTTTTGACAAAGAATCACTTTCGATCCTCTCAAAAACGTCGTAGCTAATGAGTTTTCTTTTCATATTGAACTCCCTAGTAGTAATCGATTGCTAATAAGCTATATAGCGTGTACGCCAATACTCTCTTGTATCTAAGCAGCAAAATTAAAAAAGGTTTAAAAATATATGAAATCCTTTAATCAGTATGTGTATTTTCGTGAATTAGCGATTGATAACTTTGATAAATCCATGTCTCCTGACACGAGTGATGAACATTTGGATGCTTTGGAGCGGGCGATTCGGTTAGCTTATGAGCGTCGTCCGAGTCAAGTTAAAGAATTTTTTCGTAGTTTAGACGATAAGGAAATTGAAGAGATCGCTTCTGAACTAGAACGTTCCCCGTCTCATGATAAAGCGGCTCAATTATTTACGAAGAAAAGGCGAGATCCTGAAGAGGTAGTCCCGCCCGCAGCAGATTCTGGATTTGGAGATGGAGATAACGGCGAATGAACTTCAAAAGCATGATGGTAATTAGCATTAAGATCGAGGCAGTTCATTGTACTTCGCTGTAGTCGATTTCCTCGTGATCTTGGTCTTGGGCGTAATTTTGAATTTCTAAATCGTACTTTTTAATATCATCTGGCTCTGCGTCTGGTAAAGTGGTTTCTTGTTCTTGTCCTGATTGTGGGGCTTCTGGTGGGCCTTCTTGGGACATGGCTGTTATACCGCCACCGGGCATTCCACCTGGACCTCCAGCCATACCACCGGGCATTCCACCACCCATGCCAGGAGGTCCACCACCGGGCATTCCGCCAGGACCGCCTGGAGGAGCTAACATTGGGTTTGGACCACCCGCCTCTGCCCCCATTTCTGTCTCGCCCTGAGCCGCAGGTACACCAATACCCAAGAGTTGCGGGTTGGCAGCCAAGACTTGGAGCTTGAAGTCTTCCAGTTTCTGGATCTTCATGCGGGCAATCATCTCCTGGGCTTCTTCTTCCGTGTAGTGCATCCATTCAGTCAGGATATCAAAATCGGATAAGAGCATAGAACCCTTGAGAGAATTTGCGTTATTAATGCGGTTATTGATGATTTCGAATTTGCTTTGTTCACGCCAATCGGATGGTGGTGATAACCGTATCTTCATGGTCTCGTACTTTGCTTCGGGAATTCCAATAAGTTGGAAGTGTGTTTCTAGTATTTGCATTAAACCATCTTCAACATGGGCTTGTAGCCGTTCGATCATGCGGGCAAATTTCACATCTTGGGCTGATAAGCTAATTCTGGTGGCTTGTCCATCCTCATTATTGAAATAATTTTTGGGGAAATTCAAAGCAGTAAATAGTTTATTACGGAAATATAAAGCGTCGTCGACTTCGCCAAGATTTGAGTTGCAAGTATATATGCCACAACCACTTACGGCAAATGTGTGATAATTATGAACTTCGTGATTTGCATCAATAGTTAATGTGCCAGTATCCATTTTTTCTTCAAGAAATTCTATGCTTATAACTTTGTGATTATAATTAACTGCTTCTTTTCTTGCATGTTTAATTCCATTATAACCATATGCTTTGCACATTTTCTTAGCATGATCATTAGTAAATCCGTTTGGCAATGCTTTTTTGGTAATAGCGTGAACAATATGACTATTTGCTTTAACAAATTGATTTATTAATTCTTTGTCTTGATTAATTAGATTTAAAGTTTCAGGAAGCAAACATCCTTGTTTTTGTAATTCAATAAATTTATCAAACAATGATTTAGGATAAATTATTGTTTGCTTCTCAAAGACTCGTTTTTTATTTTCAGGATTTGACCAAAATTCATTATTTTTAGCAGTAATTTTCAAACCACGTTTTTTATGTAATTCTGGATTTTCTTTAAATGCTTTTTTCCAACCTTCAATTTGTTTTTTGCGAAATTCTAAATTAAAATTTGGGTCTTTAAGTTTTTCTAATGTTTTTACACTTCCTTTAATGCCTCTTTCAGATAATTTCTTATCTCTAATTTTTTTGTCTTTTTTAGACATGTTTTGGTGATATAGTTTTAATGCCTTACTAATATTTTCATTAGTAATATCTTGATGTTCTCTGTCGTATTCAACATGATCGTCCCAATGCATCAATGCAATATTTTCTGGGGCATTATTAAAATGATTATAATTTTTATGATGAATGACATTTTTTGGTAAATCTTTATATTTTTCATTAAATATAAAGATTTCTTCATGTAGAGTATTAACAATTTCTTTCATTACCATTCTATGAGTAAATTCCCATGATCTCGTATAATTGTTATAAATTTGTTCATATTGAGTTTTTCTATTCCAATGAAGGTTTTCCATTCTTGTTGTAAATGGAAACATGCTATCGCCAACTTGCAAATCTTTAGCTTCTATTTTTCCCTTTCCTTGAACTGGGAATTTATGATCTGGAGTACAAGTAATACTTTCTCCATTATCAAAATTCACTTTTAAAACTTGAGTGTTTTTACGAGTGACACCAGCCCAACTAATTAAGCCAGGAGCAGATTTGCCAGTATTTGGACAACAAGAATATGTCCATAATTTTTTACCTTGATTGTGTTCTTCAATAATTTCACTCAAAGATAAAATGCGTCCATCAAGCAATGGAATTTTTGTATTAAGGTCTAAACACGCACCAGGAAG